ATGGCGTATCGTGCGTTCTACAAGGTTGACAAGATGAGTTTTGCTAGATATAACAAAGGCAGAGACATGCCACAATGGATGAAGGAGAATTGTAATGAACAGTAATGAAATCAGAGGGATACAGTTATCCCAAGCAGTTGAGTGGAGTGGGCAGGACATCTTTGAGGTAGCGTATGCCGCCTTTGAGGATGCTAATTACCACAGTTTTAATGAGGTATTTATTGCCGCATGGTTTGAATTTCAAAAGGAGTTACAAGATGGCTAAGAAACTAGAGAACATGACACAAGATGAACGTATTGCCCATTGGGAAAAGGTGCGTGAAAAAGATAAACAAAAGCGGCAAAGTTCTGTGAATGGATTACAGCCTATGCAACAAGCGGCTTTGTACAACATTAACAGTAAGTTATACGCCGTACTTGAAACAGCACTTTACCCAGACATGGGTGGCATACGTGCAGTATCCGCATTTGATTTACAAGAGTTGTCTGATGCAAAAGATACACTTGCATTTCAATTCAACTTGAATGACTAATTCAAAAATCTTCGGGTAATAGAAGGATTATGGTTGACTACAAGTGTTATATGTTATATAACAAAACATCAGTTAACGGTATGAAAGGAGAATGACCATGCCACTAGATACATTTAATTTGACAGCAGACGATCTGCTTCCTGAGAACTTGAACTTTCCTGTAGAGTTTGAGCCTACTAAATACCACAAGAAAAAGTATGTCATCAATGGTAACACTGGTGAGTACTTGGGTGTTGTCGGTAAAGATTTTACATGTGCATCACATGGTGATTTCTTTTCACAGGCACACAATGCAATCACTGAGAACATGGGTGAGGAATACTGCAATGGCATGAACATCAACTACAAGACTGCGCGTAACAATGCGTGGGCTATGATGGACATGACAATGCCTAGTGTTCAGCGGACGATTGAGAGTGACAGACACAGCACTACCATTTCGCCTCGTTTGATTGCTTTGCATGGCATTGATGGCTCATGTAGTAACATGGTATTCTTTGGTGCGATTGATTTCTTTTGCACCAATGGCATGATTACTGGTGACTACGACAAGGTGAAGCGCAAGAACACTGCCAACTTTGACCTTGACTTGTTCATTGGTGAATTGAAAAAGTCTGTCAAAGACTTCGATGAACAAGCTAAGATGTTCCAGAAATGGGCGTTGACAAGCCTAGTTCATGCCGATGTCAAGACTTTGTTAGATAACATAATCCAAAAAGCAAAGAGGTCTGAAGACATGTTTACCCTTTACAATCAAGAGGTTAGCATACGCGGACGTAATCTGTGGGCATTGTACTCTGCCTTCACAAACTACGCCAGCTATGCTGACGAGCGTAATGGTTTCACCATGCGTAACACGGGCAACGATACTGAAGCACAGACCATGTGGTCACGTGAGCAGGAAGTATCCAAGTGGATTAGTTCACCTGAGTTCCAGCGGATTGCAGCCTAATGCAAGGCAGAGTTGAGAACGCATGGGGTATGCTGATTGGGCTTGCAGTTGGTGACGCACTAGGCGCACCACTGGAGTTCCAAGAGGCTCGTGACCCTGACAACTACATTACCAAGTACCACTCCGGTGGTATTTGGAATGTGTCCAAAGGTGAGTGGACTGACGATACAGCTATGGCCTACGCAATGGGCTGTGCCATTCGTGACCGCAAAGGTTTCAATGGACAGGCTATCATGGACAATTTCCTAAAGTGGTATCTTGATGGTGAGTTTATACCAAGAGGCCAGTGCTTTGACATAGGCACCACAACTGTAAAGGCTTTACAAAAGTATTCTAGTACAGGTACAGTGTACGCTGGGAGTACTGACCCAAAATCTTCGGGTAATGGTGCGCTTATGAGACTTGCACCAATTGTGTTATGTGCTAAGTCACGTGAACAGGTTATACAACTGGCTACACAACAAACACTTCTTACTCACGGCAGTGAAGAGTGTGTGCAGTATAGTTGTATGTTGGCTGAAGAATTGTATTGTGGTGAGCCTTTGCAAAAGTATGCTAAGTATCGTCATCCTCTTGACATTGACAGGAATGATGTAATGTCTGGCGGTTACGTTGTTGAGACATACCAAGCCGCAATGTGGGCGTTTCAAACGACAGACAACTTCAATGACTGTATCATCAAGGCTGTCAACCGTGGTCACGACAGTGACACAACAGGTGCGGTAGCTGGCATGATTGCTGGTGGATACTATGGCTTGTTTGACATAGACCTGAGAGGTGATGTGATGTGGATGGATAAGCTACTGAAGCTGGCCTCTGATTTATATGAAATAGGTAGTAAAGACAGACGAGGATTACCAGATGACAACAGTAAATGAGTTAGCACAGAAATACTATTCTTCTATTGATTTCAAGAACTTACGTGACGATACTAAGAAGCAGTATCAATACTTTCTTGGTGTCATGTTGGACACAGACATAGACGATAAGCTGATAGCACACATGAATTATCGTGATGTGTCCAGCAAACGTGCTAAGTTGGCGTACGACATATGGTGTGACCGTGGCATTTCATTTGCTAATCACATCATGTCTGCGTCACGCATCTTGTTTAACTACGCACTGCGTATGGAGCATGTAAAGGTAAACCCCTTCTCTATGGTGCGTAGGAGAGCCACAGAGAGGCGTAAGACTGTCTGGACTAAGGAACATATGCGATTATTCTTAGACACCGCCTACGGCGATTTTAAGACACGCAACATAGGATTGATTGCACACATGGCATACGAATGGTGTCAGCGTTTAGGTGACATGCGTTTGTTAACATGGGATGCCATTGATTTTGATAATGCTAGGGTATTTATTGAGCAGTCTAAGCGTAAGGCAGAAGTACACTTGCCTATCGAAGAAGACTTGCTCGACATGCTTATACAACAAGAGCAAGACTTTGGTTTTCAACCCTACGTTGTACCACGTCCTTATCCTATTAGTGGTGAGTACAAGCCATACACTCTGCAGAAGCTACCAAAGTATGCGCGGCAGGTGATGGATGAGGCAGGATTACCAAAAGAACTACGCCTATCTGATTTACGTAGAACAGGCACAACAGAAATGGTAGAAGCTGGTGTCGGTATGGCACAAATTATGTCGGTTACAGGACATGCTAACCCACAATCAGTCAAACCATACATGAAAAATACTTTTACAAGTGCAAATAGTGCATTGACAGCACGAAAAATACATGGTAAAAGCATAGCAAGTGCCGCAAAGGAAAGTGATATTACATGAATAATATATATAACACTATAAGTGATATGGATATACCTAATGGAACTACAAAGAGGATGGATTGTCCTGAGTGTGGTGGGTACAAGACATTCACAGTGACCAACAACATGGGGTCACTTGTATGGAATTGCTATAAAGCATCTTGTAATTCAAAAGGCGGTACACGTGTACACCTATCTGTAGATGATATACGTGCTGGCTTTAGCGGCGCGGAAGAGTTTGCTGATGAGGCTTTTGCATTGCCTCAGTATATTATACCACACAGAAACAAGCGTACTGTGTTGGCATTTTGCTACAGATATAGGCTTGACCCTGATGAGTTAGGTGTGCTATATGATGTAAAGGATGACAGGATTGTTTTCCCTGTCATGCACGAAGGTAAGATTGTTGATGGCACTGGACGTGCTATCGGCAAGCGTTTACCCAAGTGGAAGAAATATGGAAAAAGTGGCTTGCCATACTCGTATGGTTGTGGTAAAGTCGCAGTTGTTGTTGAGGACTGCGTGAGTGCAGCCGTGGTTGGTGGCATTAAATCCTTTGTCGGGGTTGCGCTTCTTGGTACATCTCTACAGGAATCGCATAAAGGGTATCTCGCGCAGTTCTCAACAGCAGTAATAGCATTAGACCCCGACGCATTGCCGAAGACTATGGTAATGGCAAAAGAACTACGTGGTCACGTGAACGATGTTCGTGTACTACGTTTGAATGACGATTTGAAATATCGTAACCCTGAAGATATGGAGAAGCTATATGGAATTATCACTGATTAGAAGTTTGATGGATAGGTCATTCTATGATGACCACCGTGGCGCACGTTGCCCTGACAGATTGTTCAGCAAAGATGTGCGTAAGATTAAGCAAGCCATTGACACTGCAATGGATCGCTATGAGCGTACTGTAACGCCAGATGAGATTGAGGCATTGTTTATGTCAAACAATCCAACACTGACTACGGCACAGAAGCAAGCCTACTCTGCCTTGTTCCACAAGATTAAAGGTGAGACACCTATGGGCAGTGATGTAGCACAGGAAGTGTTGTCCAAGTTGTTCCAGCAAGTTGTGGGTGAGGACATTGCCAATCTTGGTTTTGATTATGTCAATGGTGACAAGTCTAGCCTTGAGCCGCTGCGTTTGTTGCTAGAGCAGTATGGTGATGACTTCACCCCCAACCTGAATGTGGAGTGGGATGACATTGAGATTGAAACCCTGCTTGCTCGTAATGACCTTGAGGCTCGTTGGACATTCAACATTGCCAGTCTGACACGTAAGGTAGAGGGAGTTAACTCTGGTCACTTGATTGAGATTGGTGCTAGACCCAACACAGGTAAGACATCTTTTCACGCCAGTTTGATTGCCGCGCCGGGCGGCTTTGCGCATCAAGGTGCCAACTGCATTATCTTGTGTAACGAAGAAGGCTACCATCGTGTGGGTGCTAGGTATCTGACTGCCGCCACAGGCATGACTATGCGTGAGGTGAAAGACAGTCCAGCTAAAGCACGTGAGTTGTACGCACCTGTTAAAGAACGTATCAAGATTAAGGATGCTACAGGTCGTGACATGAATTGGGTAGAGTCTATCTGTAAGTCATACAAGCCAGACATTGTACTGCTTGACATGGGTGACAAGTTTGCCAAGACAGGCGGCTTTGCTCGTACAGACGAAGCACTCAAAGCTAATGCTGTACATGCACGTATGATTGCCAAGCAACATGAGTGTGCTATCTTCTATATGTCTCAGCTATCCGCTGATGCTGAAGGTAAGGTGCTGCTTAATCAGTCTATGATGGAAGGCTCACGCACAGGTAAAGCGGCTGAAGCTGACCTGATGGTATTGATTGCCAAGAATCCTGTCATTGAGGGACAGGACGAAGAAGACACACAGCGTCATCTAAATGTTGTAAAAAACAAGTTGACAGGCTGGCATGGTGTGGTACACTGCGAACTTGAATATCAGACAGCGAGGTATACAGTATGAAGCTAACACTTGATGTAGAAAACACAACGACACGGCGTGACGGTAAGTTGCACCTTGACCCTTTTGAGTCAGAGAACTCATTGACTATGGTGGGTATGCTTAACGATCAAGGTGTTGAACATATAATTACATTTGACCATAATGAAGTTGATGCCGATGACTTTGGACATACCGTGGTGCAAGAGTGGCTAGACAAAGCTACTATC